GTCCCCGGCGTCGGCGTCCACACGCGCAGGCCGTAGTTGAAGTCGACGGTCGCCCAGGCGACGCCGTTGGAGTCGAACGCCGGCGTCGAGTAGACGGTGGCGGCGATCAGGCGGATGGACTCGCGCAACGTGGTCCCGGCCGGGATCGTCAACGGGACCAGCGGCGTCGCGCCCATGCTGCCGGTGACGGATACGGGGCCGCTCTGGCTACCGTTCGTGGGCGACGTCTTATCCACGGACGCCCGCAACGGGCCCGTTCCGGAGGACTGCGCGAAGACGGACAGGACCATGTCGGCGAGGGCGAGGACTCCCGGCGAGACGAATGAGATGTCCGCCGTCGTGATCGCCCAGTCCAGGTAGGCCTCAACGCCGACCGCTTCGACGTCGAAGCTTCGGCCCGTATCGCCGAACGCCGGCTGCAAACTCACGCTGTCGACCAGCCCGGTGAACACGGCGAAGTCGTTCGTGATGTTGTAGAAGCGGACCTCCGCGCCCGTCTGCAGGACGGCCGCGAGCTGGTAGTCCTCCACCGTGAACGTCATCCGGGAGACGCCACCGGGGCCCATCTCCTGGACGTGGAGCGTCTCGATCGGGACGGCGTAGCGGCGGGCCGGGTCCTCGATGACGTCCACGCCACCGACCCACAGGGCCGCCGGGTGCGCGGAGTGATCGGTGAGGGCGGCGGCCGTGACTGCCCCGAGGGCCATTACGTCCTGCTCAGGGTCGGCGAGGCCCGCTGCAGGCGGAAGAACAGGCCGCGATCGACCATATCCACGATCTCGCGTTCGGTCACGCCCTGGATCATCACGCCCGTCCCGCCGCCGCTACCGGTGCCGCCGCCGTTGGGGACGATGTATTCGGGGCCCTTCTCGCCGACCCACGCGAGCTCCGGCCCGTTCATGCCGACCCATCCGCCGGCGGCATGGCCGGGGAGGTTGAACTCGCTGAGGTTCGGAAGTCGGATCTGTCCCAGGTGGATCGCCGCCTTCGCCGCGGCGGCGATGTGCTGAATGATCTGTTGGAGCTTCCGGACGATCTTGCCGACCCAGTACGTCACGACGTTGAAGACGTGGCCCATCGCGCTGCCGAAGATCCCGCCCAGGAAGGTCGCGAGGCCGCGGAGTCCGTCGCCGATCTTGCCGATGATCGTCATCGCGATGTCGTGGAGCTTGCGGACGACCTCGGGATGGGTCACGAGGTAGGCGAGGGCCGCGATCAGGACGCCGGCGAGGACGAACGGCAGGGCGGCCATGCCGAGGGCGATCGCCTTGTCGATCACGCCACCGACCACCTTGCCGGCCGCCGACATGAACGCGGACAGCTTCACAACAAAGCCCGAGGCGGCGATCTTGTCAATGATCTTGTCGCCGAACTCGGCGGCCATCGAAGCCGCCGCAATCAGGCCCATCTCGGTGAAGGCCTGCGGGATGTTGCGTCCCGTCACGAGGGCGTTGATCACCCGGAAGAAGGACGGGCCGATGGCGTCGAACAGGTGGCGCATCGCGCCGCTCTTGAACGAGTCGGCGACCTTCTGTGCCGTCGTCTTCGCCTTCGTGGCAACGCTGTCCAGGCCGGACTTCATGTCATTGAAGGCCGTCGTCGCGAGGTTCTGCGCCTTCAGGATCAGGGTCAGTTCAGCTACCGACGCGCTCAACGGTGATCTCCCGGAAGTTCAGGGCGTCCATGAAGTCGTCGGCCGGCCACGCACGGACAGCTTCGGGCGTCTGCCCGTAACGAGCTGCGACGAGATGGACCTGGACGCGGAAGGGAAGGGCGGCTCGTTCTCCGTTCGCGAAGCGGAGAAGGGCCGCCCTCAGCGGTTTGGGAGTTTCCCGATCGCATCGAAGATCCCGCCGGCCACTTCCAGGAGGCCGTCGTACGGATCGACGTCGCCCATCGACGTCGCCAGCTGGTCCTTCTCGTCGGGGAAGTTGTGGTCGAGGACGATCGCGTCCAGGACGCCGATGATGCGGCCGATGTTGCCCGACTGAAGATCAGACAGCAGGCGGGCCGGGAAGTCCGCGCGGGCCGTCGCTTCCCATCCCGCGAAGTCGCCGTCTTCCAGGAGGACGTGCACGGTGCGGATCGCCGGCCGCTTCGCCGGCTTCCGCCGGATCGGCCGCGGCTGCGCGTTCATGGCAGCGCCGCGAGGCTGTTGACGATCACCGGGATGATCCCGTTCGTCCCGTCGTCGGCGAGATGGGCGCGGACCTTCCAGAGGTTGATCCCTTCGGCCCCGGACTCGCCCGAGATGATCTCCGGTTCCTCGTACAGGACCGGCAGATCAATCTGCGCGCTGTAGTTCGTCCCGCCGAGAGTCGGGCCCGTCGCCTTCAGGCGGATGAAGTCCATCGTGTCGGCGACGGACTTGTCATAGAACTCGGAGACGGCGAGGGCCGTGGACTCGACGGTGAGATTCAGGACGGCCGAGATGTCCGTCTCGACGTGCTGCGCCCCGAACAGGTTGCCGTCCATGTAGTGACGCCACACGTTCCCGTCCGTGATCTCCAGGTCGAAGGCGTTCAGGAAGTTCGTCTGGATGCTCGCGCCGGCAAGGCCCGCGATCGAGGCGGCGAACTTGATCGTCCAGAGATCGCCGGGGATCTTGATCGCCGTATTCGTCGCCGGCGAGGCCTTCGCCGTCTTGATCGCCCGCTGCGCGAACCACGAGCTTTCCAGTTGCGTGACTTCGCCCAGGGCCGCCGACAGCTTGAACGACGACGGCATGGCGTACTGGCAGCGCCAGTTCTGGATGTCGTCGCCGACGTCCACGGACCACGAGGGCGGGCTGTTCGATCCCGTCGCGGAGGGCGTGAACGTCCACGTCTTGTCCGCAGCTCCACCGACGCCCGTCGCCGTGCCGTTCAGGGCCGAGAAGAACAGGACGAGATCGTCGTAGCCGATGCCGCTCGCCGTGTTCACCTTCAGGGTGACGTCCTCGGACTGACGGGTGACGCGTCGCGTCCGGTAGCGCCGGCCGGTGTTCTCCTGCTCGTGGAAGTTCTGACCGTTGTCCAGGACCAGGACGCCGGTGCCGTCGTTGTAGAACTGCCGCGTCGGGGCGACGGGCGTTCCACGCACCGTCTCCTTGCCGAAGTTGCAGTACGTGAAGATCTGCGTTCCCGGCATCTAGATGACCTCCTTCAGGATCTCGGCGAGATGTCGGGCCAGTCGACGGATCGCCGCCTGGAGGACGTTGTTGACGGCAAGGCGGGCATTCTTCACGCCGCGGGCGAAGTACGGGTCGCCGTGGGTGAACGGATGCTGGACGGACTCGGCGAAGCCGATCGTCAGGCCGATCTTCCCGTACGACAGCGGCAGCGGATGGTCATTCTTGAACGCGCGGATCTCGTGGCCGCGGACGGGGCCGGAGACGAGATGTGCAATCTGCCCACCGGACTTCACCCGGATCTGCTGACCGAAGCCGGTGCCGGTCGGGCGGACGATCTTGATCTGCCGTTCCAGCAGGCCGGTTCGGCGGTGGGGAAGGGCCTGTTTGACGACGGCCCGCTGGATGACCTCGGCCGACCGCTGCATCGCGTCCGTGACCATCTGCGAGGCCGCGGCGTCCCAGTTCTTCCCGAACAGGGCGGCGGCCTTGTCGAAGGCCGAGGCGTCGAACTCGACATAGGCGTTGTCGGTGGCCGGCGGGCCGAGGGACTTCGCCATCAGGACACCGCCGCCCAGGGCTCGTTCGTGTTGATCATCACGCCGAACTCGATCCCCGAATACTTGACGTTCGCGTATTCCAGGATGCCGAACTTCCACGTCAGGGCCTTCGCCTGAGTGACGATCCCGCCGAGCTGCGATGCCGCCTTCAGTTGATCCACGAGGACCGTGCCCCACGCGAGCAGGGCGGCCATGTCGCGTTCCAGGTCGCCGATCTGATTGAAGTAGAAGCGGACGATCCAGTTGCCGATCCCGTCCCGCTTCCCCGGCGAGTGCGTGAACGCGCCCTGGTCGATCGTCACGAGGACACAAGGCGTCGGAAGGAGCTGATCGGGGAGATAGCCCGTCGAGATCGTGATCGGGTCGTAGCCGGTCGGCGGCGTCGTCGTGCCGGGGCCGTAGCGGGCAGCGAGGGCAACCGTGATCGCGTTGAAGTCCGGCACGTCAGATCACCGGATACCGGAAGCGATCGAGCGTCTGACGCTGCGGGCTGCCGCGGCCGAAGAACTGCGACCACGGAACGATGGCGTCGGCCTCGGCTCCCATGACGCCGGAGACGCCGTTCTTCCGCGCCTGGAAGGCGGCCACGACGGCATCGATCGCGACGGCCTGGATCGCCGGCGGCGTCGCGGCGAAGCCGAAGTTTCCGGTGATCGTGCAGCCGTTCTCGATCGTACCGAAGCGGACGATCGTGCCGACCAGCGTTCCCCGGCTGATCCGGACTTCGGTGGGCGGCCAGCCGAGCGGCAGATCCCCGGCCTTCGGCCGGAGCAGACGATCGGCGGCGGCCACCGTCGTATAGCTGCCGCCGCTGTCGGGCTGGTGGGTCGTGTTGTTCACGCCCATTGACGTGATGGTCCGGATGCCCTTCGGGATGTGCAGGACGTAGCCATATTGCGTGTCGAAGACGTAGGTCGCGGCGTCGTCGGGAACGAGCTTCCGATGGCAGTAGTCCTGGATGAAGTCCGACGCCTGATCGATCATCTCGCTGATCGTCGTGGTATCGGTCACGCTGAACGTCACCCCGGCGGCAGCGTTCTGCAGCCGGTTCTTCACCTGTGCGGACGTGCAGAGCTGATCTGCCATCTCAGTTGGTCGAAGCGCCGATGCTGTAGGTGATCGCGTTCGCGTTGTTGTGGGTCACGTTGATCCGCCAGGAACGCGGCAGGAAGGACGCCGCGACGCTGTTCGCGGCCGGCGTCGCACCGGGGTAGACCATCAGGGCCGTCGTGCTGTTGGCGACGATCGCCGCCGACGTGAGGATCGTGAAGTACTTCCCGGAGAGGGCGTCCTTGCCTTCCAGGGCCACCGTGATCGAGCCGGTGCCGGCGTTCGTGACGTCGATCACGATGTAGGCCCCGGTGTTGAAGTAGTTCGACTGGTCGGCCGACTGGTTGGATGACGTCCTGGACGCCGACGTGATGACGGTGATGTTCTGATTGAACGCGAACATCGGCGAGGACGGCCCGATGTCCGTCGTCATCGTGAACACGGCCGTGCCGGTTGCGATCGCCGTGACGTTCACGCGGACGGCCCGCACGCCGTAGGTCGCGACCATGTACTTGCGGGCCGTGCCGATGACGTTGAACGAGACGGCCGCCGTGTTCTGGGTCTGCTCCCAGACCATGAACGTATCGGCAGCTCGCCAGAGCGTCCCGTCCAGGCTGACCTCGATCTGACCGCTCAGGCCGGTGAACGTGCCTGACAGGTCGATCGTGACGATGCCGGCCCCGGAGCAGAAGATCTGCGTCGTCGTGTCCGGTGCCGCGGCGATGCTCGCCGTGACGCTGTTCGGTGACGAGAGATCGACGTCGATCGGCATCTCAGAGGAGATCCGTCGTCAGGGTGACGTTCGTGTTCACGCTCATGTTGACCTTCAGAAAAGTCCACGCCTGACCCGGCATGAGCGTGTACAGCTCCGTCTTCGCCGTCGTCGTCGTGATGTCGGCCGTCGACCAGTCACCCGGAGCTGCCGACATGACGCTGTACGGGACTTTCCAGAACGTGACGTTATCGGCGCTGCCGAGGATCTTGATCGTGACGGTGGGCGTGGCCCCGATCGTGGAGACGATCCGGAGGACGGCCGGCCGAAGGTTCTGATCGCCGCCGCTGCGCTGGATCGTGTTCGTGCTGTCGGCGTTGCCGGTCTGTGCGTTCTGAAGCTGCCCTGGATAGGCGACGATCGCCATGCGTACCTCCTGTGGTTGGGCCCTGCCGGTGGGGGGATACCGGCAGGGCCCGTGGCACTAGGCCGCGGTGACGCTGAGGCCGCCGAGGCGGGTGCCGACGACGAGGTACGCCCAGAGGCCCACGCGAACCGCCTGCGGGCCGACGATCTGGTCGTACTGGAACTGCGCGATCGCCGACTCAAAGATCACGTAGTCCTGGGGAACCGCGAAGACGTTGACGTTCGCGGTCGAGGCGTAGGACAGGAACGCCTTCGCGCCGAGGATGTTGCCCGCGATGGCCCCGGCCTCCACGGTGCCGTCGCTGTTCATCGCGCCGAGCATCGGCATGAACGGACGGCCGGTCGTGTCGCCCTGCGCGAGCAGGACGCTGTAGAGGGCCGAGGGAATGAACGCGGCCTGTGCCGGCTTGAACCGCGTGCTGTAGTACTTGACGACGTTCGCCAGCTCGCCGGCCCACGGCGTGGCCGCCGTGATCGCCGTGCCCGAGGCCGTGGCCCCGGCTTCTACGGCCGTCTTGATCACCGTCTCCGAGGCCTGCGCGTAGGCCTCGATCAGGTCCTGGTAGATGATCGAGAGGACGGACGGGTCGCCGCCGTCGAGGGCCTGCCGGCTGACGTCGGTGTACGCGCCGTACATGAGCGGCGTGACAGTCACGGCCGTGGTCGCGAGATCCGTTGAACTCAGGGCCGCGCCTTCGGCCGACTGGACGGCGACGGTGGTGGACGTCGTGACCTTCGGGAAGGTCCGCGGGCGGGCGTCGCTGATCGGCACGCGGTTGAAGAAGCTGCCCATCGGGCGGCCCTTCAGGATGCGCGGCGTCAGAAGCCCGGGAACGAAGTCGGTGGGATACGCACCGGGGATCTCCGAGCTGAGGACGTCGCCGGCGCGCTCCTGAACGCGCGGGTCCAGGAAGCGCGTGTAGGACTCTCGCTCCATCTGGACGGCGATGTCGTGCAGGAAGGCGTTGTGCCTCTGCTGCCGCTCGCGAGCGCCGCTGTCGCCCTTCTCGGCCAGCCACGTGTCGCCCAGGAACGACGACTCGCCGTCGCGCTTGTAGACCATCTCGGGCCGCGTGATGCGGATGTCGCCGAGCGTGGCGACGATGCCGGATCGTTCAAGATCCTGCCGCTTCACGAGGACAAGATCGGCGTCCCGATGCTGGATGGGCTCCGGCGTCGGCTCCGGGGTCGGAGTCGGGGTCGGCGTGGGGGTCGGCTCCGGTGCCGGCGTCTCGGTTGCCATGCTGTCCTCCATGTCGCGGGCGCTGACACGCGCACCGTCATAGGCGGGACTGACAGATCCCGCGATCGCGGCCAGCTTTGCCGACCGATGAATGACCATGCCGTTGCGCGAACGCACCGGGCCTTCAGGCTGGAACTCGACAGAAGCGCCGTTCAGGCCGGCGCGGACCATCGACAGGTATTCGTCGCCCGCCGGCGTGGCGAAGATCGCCGCCCTGAAGACGACGCCCTCGGGCGTGTCTTCCAGGGACTCGACCACGCCGACCGGCTTTTCCTTGTGGGCGGGGCGATAAGCGAGCTTCGCGCCGTCCTTGCGGGTCATCCACTTGTCGATGGACTTCGCGAAGGCACCGGGCGCGAAGGCCTCTACGCCAAGTTCGGTGTTCGTCGCGATCTGCCCGTACGGCAGGATGCCCTCGATCGTCCGCGGGGCCTCGGCCAGCTCGCGGACAGACGCGATGACCTCTGTCGTTTGGGTCATGGCTTCTGTCCGTGGTCCTTGGCGAACGTGTCGGGCCCGCCGAGCTTCGGCAGATCCTTCGCACCGGCCTTCGCGACGGCATCGACAACGGCCTTCTGACGGGCCTCGTCGGCGTCGCGATCCTTCTGGAACCGCGGATCGGGCTTGATCAGCTTGATATTCGCCGGGTCGACCGCGGCGGCCACGGTCGCCTGTTCGGCGTCGCGCTTCGCCGTCTCGTCGTCAACCTTGACCATTCGGCGGTCCTCCTGCTGGTGCCGCCGCCTGGACGACGGGCGTGGGATTCAGGTCTTCAGGGTTTTCGACCGGCGGGAAGCCCTCGATGTCGCGGACGTCCTCGGGGAGCAGCCAAGCCTTCCCGCCCAGGGCGAACTGATACGCCTGGAAGCGATTGAGCTGGACGCCCTTCTCCAGCGGGGCCGGGTCGATCCAGAGGTACCGGCCGCCGGGGAGCTGATCGGAGATCGCGTCCTCAATCGCGTCGATGTAGTTCTGGATCGTGTAGCGGAGGACGTCCTGGTTGCCCGCCTCGGACGTGTGGTACGTCTCGCTGTCGCCGGTCGGCGCGTTCAGGATGCGGGTCGGGATGCCGAAGTAGCGGCCGACGTCGGCGACGAGTTCGCGGCGGGCTTCGACTGCCGATGCGCTGGTCGGGTCAATGCCCAGGTCATAGGCCTTCAGGCCGCCCGAGAGGACCGGCGGTTGATCGGGCCCGCGCTGCCGCTTCTCGCGCCACCGTTCGGCGAGACTCTCGGCAACGGTGTCCGGAAGGTTGGCGTCCGTCGAGAGGTACAGCGACGTCGGGCCGCCGCCCTGCCAGTAGCGCGAGGCGAAGTTCTCGGCCGCGATCGCGCCGGCGAAGGTGGCCCTTGCGAGCTGGATGATCCCGCCCTGGGTATCGAAGATCCCCGGCTGCGGACTTCGGTGGAGGACGACGAGCTGATCGGCGTCGACCTCGCGTCCGAGGACGTAGTACTGGGTCGGGGGGAAGATCCCGAACTGGTCGTAGACCTTCGGGCTGACGATCGACGGTTGGAGGTAGACGAGGCTGACCGGGACGCCCTCAGCGTCTACGCCGCCGGCCTTCAGGAGGTAGCAGACGTCGTACAGGGCGAGCGTGCTGACCACGATGGACGCCCATTCCCGGCGGGTCCGCTGCGACTGCGGCTGCCGCACGAGACGCGAGCGCGGGAGATCGAGGTTGCCGCGGCGCTCGTGCCAATCGAGCTGACTCACGCCGTTGGCGAGGATGTCCAGGGAACGCCATACGGCCGAGATCCCGAGCGTCGTCATCGCCGTGACGCCCGATGAGACGAGTCCGCCGTCAGAAGGGAAGCCGACCATCTGCGAAGGGGTCGGAACGGCATCACGGCTGCCGAAGATCAAGTCCGTGATACGGCCCACGAATGGCTTATACCACAGTCTTATCCCAGTTTGGGGCCGGTTCTCAGGTGATTTTCGGCTGCGGGCCGGTGAAAACTGCGCCTCTCGCGGCGAGGGTCATGGCGATGATCGCGTCAATCGGGCCGAGGGAAGCCGCTCGCGAGAAGCGGAACGCGCCCTCCTGACCCACCGGCCGGCGGGCTGTCAGCGGGATCTGCGCGTCCAGCAGGCGGTCGTCCACGGCGAGGCGGCCCGAACGGATCATCTCGTCCACGTCCATGCAGGCCGAGACGACCTCGTTGCCGGCGAGCGGCGTCCACGGCAGGCCTGACTCGTCGGCGTGGCGGGCGAAGGCCGGTGCAGCTCCGGACACCTTGTCGTATGCGATCGACGTCACCGGGTCCGGGAAGCTCTCGACCTCGGCAATGATGCGGGCCGCGGTGACGGGATCGTTCTCGGACCCGCGGATGTCGCGGTAGACCTCCACGCCGACGCGGCCGTCAGGCCGGATCATGCCGACACAGATCGTCGCCCGCTGCCATCCCGGCTGAACGTCCACGCCCAGGGCGAAGGGTCCGGGAAGCCCGCCGATCGGGGCACTCGTTCGGCAGGCCGCCCAGACGCCGGGATTGAATGCTCCTTCGGCCCTGACGTCAACGAAATGGTTCAGACGTTCACGTTTCCACGAGTCGGGTGGCAGGATCGAGTACTCGGACGTGATCGCGGCGCGGGTCAGGCGGCCGTCGCCCAGGGCCGGGTTTGCCTTCGCGAGCTGCTTCCAGTCCAGGGCGGTCCCGTCGTCGTCGCTCTGCCACCACGCCCCGTAGAAGGTCGGATCGGGCTTCTCGTCGCCCGAGGCTTGCCGTTTCAGGCGATCGAAGAAGGCCCGCAGGATCACGCTGTCGGCGTGGCCGGCGGTCGACGTCAGGAGCATGATCGGCGACCGCTGCGCGCTCTGGGTCGGGCTGAGGGCCTCCCACATATCCCAATCGCGCTGAGTCAACATCTCATCCCAGGCGATCGCGCCGGCCGAGAGGCCGCGAGCTGATCCCGGTTCGCTCGTCACGGTGTCCAGCAGGAAGCTGCCGGCGCGGATGCCCTGCTGCAGCGTGGTCCGGACAATCGGCGGCGTGTGCCCTGACTCGTGATCCTTCCGCCGCTGCCCCCGGGAGAGGCGCGGGATGCGTTCCAGGTCATCGAACACGCCGCGATAGATGATGCGGGCCTGTTTGGCATCGTGGGCGGCCGCGAGGATCGTCGTCCAACTCTTGAACGGCTGCCGGTGGCGGCCGACGTCGAACAGCCAGCCGTAGAAGGCGCGGATGATCACGCTCTTGCCGTTCTGACGGCCGGTGGAGATCAGCGCAATCCGATGGACCAGGTCGCCGTTCGCGTCGTGGCGGAGGGCCCGGTCGATCGCGTAGGCCTGCCAACGGCCGAAGGAGATCCCGAGTTCCGCCCTGGACCAGCGCCGAACGGCGGGGCCATAGCTGCCAACGGCCCCGATCGGGGCGGGAGTCTCCCATTTTGGCAGGATCAGCGGCGCGCGCATTCGCTATTTTTCGACC